GCTTCTGAGCGGCTAGGTTTAAATACTGGTCTGCTCCACTTATCAGCGCTAAAGCCGACAACCCGACAAACTCATGCCTTCTGGCATGGAAAAGTAAGGACCGTGGCAGAGGTGAGGGAGTGGTATAGCATCAATGGCAACAAATACCATTGTTATTGTTCACAAATCCCTGTGCTCCTGAATGACGACGGCAGCATATTCAACAAAGGGCTGGCGGATAAGCTGAAGAAAGAGCGTCAGCAGTGGAAAAATACGTCCTAACGTTTCTTGCAGGGATATTTTTCAGCCAGATAAACCAATATGGTTGAGCTTGCAGCTTTACTTCGAAGTTCTGGATTGTCACGCAAATGAGATCCAACCATATCAGCTATTTGACCTCGCGTGACAGGTTCATTTGTGCATATAAACAATCCATCGTATGCATCCCACAAACCAGTTACATATCCTAGGTACTCCATTGCATCTGCATAATCTTTATTGCTAGGTGATGGAGCGTCAGCACGTAAATGAGCGCGGTATAACTGGTAAACATCATTTCCGGTCAGAAACTCCGCTTGTGCGGAAAAACTGAGCGAGCAGATCGCAAACAAAAGCCATTTTTTCATTTTATTATCCGCAAGGGTCAAACATGAACCTAACCAGTATCCATGTTAAATCCCTCGCCATCAACGCCTCCAGCATCTCAACGACAACCATCAACGGCCAGGAACACTACGTCATTCGTGGTGCGGTTCCGATCGTCGATGACATCGTGATGAATGGCGGCCTGTACCCGGCGGAGGAGATTAACAACAGCTACCAGACGATGGAAGGCAAGCTAATGCCTCTGCCGCATCCGATGGTAGACGGCAAGTATGTCAGCGCTAACGACCCGCGCGCCATTAACGCTTATCACGTCGGTGCGTGGGCGCAGAACGTCAGTAAGTCAGGCGACCAGGTCGTCATGGACGTTTACATTAACAAGGCTGTCGCGGAGACAAAGCCGGACGGTAAACGCCTGATTAACCGCCTCGACGAAATGATTGCCGGTACCAATACCGACCCGATTCACCTTTCTACCGGCCTGCTCACCAACAAAGAGAAAAAGTCCGGTGAGTCGAAGGGCAAGAAACATTCGTGGATCGCCCGCAACATGCAGTTCGACCACATCGCCATCCTGCTGGACGAGCCGGGGGCCGGGACGCCGGAAGAGGGCGTCGGAATGTTCGTGAACGCTGACGGACAGGAAGGTGAAGTCGAAACAGCCAGCCTCATCGACGCAGCCAACAGCCTCAAAGACGGCCTGATGAATAAGGTGAAATTCTTCCTTACCCACAACTCTGACGCCTCCTTCGACGAAATTTACCAGATGCTACGCGAGGCTATCCGAGCGCCGTCCGGAAGTGACGTTTATCGCTACGTCGTGACCGTCTGGCCGGACAAATTCATCTACGAAGAGGGCAGCAAACTCTTACAGCAGAAATACCTCATCGATGACAACGCGGTAACGCTGGTCGGTGAGCCCATCGAAGTCGTGCGCAAACCCACTGAGTACGAAGTCAAAACCAACGGAGAAACAAACCCAATGAAAGAGAAGATGATCGCCGCGCTCAATGCCGCAGGCGTAACAACCGAAGGGCTGACCGACGATCAGGTCTGGGATGCCTACAACCAACAAATGCAGAAGAAAGCCGGTGGCGGCGACCCGGCGGGCGCTCAGGTTAATGCTGAAGCCATCACCGCGGCTGTTAATGCTGCTATCACACCGCTGACCGACAAGATTGCCAGTCTGGAAACGCAAATTCAGGCCAACGCAGAGAAAGACCTCACTGAGAAACGCCAGGCGGTTAAAGCGAAATTCCCGTTTATGACCGAAGCGGCGATCAACTCACTGGCTGGTGACGTACTGAACGACATGTACTCGCAGTGCCAGACATCTACAGGCCTGAATGGTGCATTCCGCCAGGCTACCAACAACCAGTCAGTCAGCGAAATGCCGGAGTAAAAAATGGCTAAAGACGGAAAACACGTAATCCACGCCGGTGGCGTATTCCCAAACCCGACCCTCAACCGTGAAGGTCGCGCCACTGCGGTTAAGCCCGGCACTCTGGGCTTCTTCGATGCTGGCGTTTTCAAGGTCTCCGTGGACGGCAGCGAAAAGGCGATCATCTACGCAGCTGATTACGATTATCTGCGCTGCAAGACGGTGGATGACACCTATGCGGTCGATGATCTGCTGGTTGCCATTCACCCGCTGCCGGGCATGTTCCTGAACGTGCGTGCTGCTGCCGGTACCTACAAAAAAGGCGACGCTCTTTCAATCGTTAACGGTCAGGTTAAAAAACAGGCCGGAGATGAAGCAGATCGCGCCTATTGCGACGAAGATCGCGCCATTACCGCCGCTGCTGGCGACCTTATTCGCGTAGTGATTAAGTAAGGAGTCACTGAATGCTTGTTTATTCTAAATCGCTGGGCGAAAAGACCGGCAACCTGGCCGTGAACCAGTACCAGTTCGGCATGCTTTCGCAGGAGCGCGATGCTGCACTGAACCACCAGGGCATCAACGTTATGCAGGAGATGGCCGATCGCATCAATGCGGTTAACCATCTGAACGGCATTAACGCGGTGCGTTCCCCGGCGGATCTGTATAAGGCGTTTGACCAGACCGTTCTGCGTCAATTCCAGCCGAACACTGAGTTCACCCTGTTCAACGATCTGATGCCACTGTCTCGTTCTGTGCGCATCAACCAGACCGTGTACGAATACGCCAAGTCCGGCGGCCGCATGTGGGCCCACACCTCCATGTCTGGTCAGATCGGCGCCGCGCTGGATGCCGTGCAGTACCAGTACGACGGCACCATGGTTCCGGTGCACGATACCGGCTTCAAGTTCCACTGGCGTGAGCCGCGCCTGAACAACCCGGACGCGTTCGACATCATCTCTGATGCTCAGTTCGAGTCCACCAACGAAGTCCGCCGCCAGTATGTGGATTACATCTACAACGGCTACCGCGACGCTGAAGGCACTTACATCAAGTTTGATGATAAGACCTGGAAGGGACTGAAGAACGACGAGCGCGTGGCGATGGTCGATCTGGGTGTATCCGGTCTGAATATCGATTTCACCAGTGCGTCGGCTACCGCTGAGCAGATCCGCAACGCGGCCATCAAGCTGCGCGATACGCTCAAGCTGACCAACAACCAGTACGCAGAGCAGACCTGGTATGTGTCGAGCGCCATCATCTCCAACCTGGAGCGCTACTTCAGCGACAACTACCAGTCTGACACCATCCTGCAGGAGCTTCTGAAACTGTCCGGCATTGCCGCGATTAAAGAAGATGCTCAGCTGACCGGTAACCAGATCCTGATTGTTCCGCTGACCGCTGGCGTTATTGCTCCGATTGTAGGCCAGGCATTTGGCACCGTTGCCGATCCGCGTCCGTTCTACAACAGCGATTACATCTGGCGCACCTGGGGCGCTGCCGGCCTGATGGTCAAGACCGACATCAACAGCAAGAAAAGCGTCATCTACGCACACAGCTAAGGAGTGAGATATGGCACTGGTTAAAGTGATTAGCGATAACCTTTTCTCCGGTGCCAATCTCCAGAAACTGGAGGTTGGTGCAAAGGTGGAAGTCAGCGAAGAAACCGCGAATAAGTGGAAAGCCGCTGGCCTGGTGGAAATCGTATCCGGTGGTGATCGCAAGTTTGAAGTCGCCACGCCGGGCGACGATGAAGACACCTCCTCTAAATCGAAGAAGGCGAAATAACCATGGCTGTAGTGCAGATAACAGCGGCGCAGGTTAAACAGCAGTTGTCTGCGCTCGGCTATACCACCGTTCCTGACTTCATGATTGACGCCTACCTGTGCAAGATGGCGAAGATTGAGCCCTGCCTGATTGCTGCCGGTTATGACGATTGCGATCTGGTGCTGATTCAGGTCTACGCGGTCACGCTGATGGCACTGACGGCGTACACGCAGCGCATTAAGTCGCAGGGCGCACCATCTGGGGCGTCCCGGTCGTTCGACTACAGCGACAGCGTGCTCAACATGCGTGATGCTCTGCTGGCGCTGGATACGTCCGGTTGCACGTCTGAGCTGCCTATCGATGTCGGGCAGAAGGTCGGCCTGTTCCTCGTTGTCGGGAGCTGCTGATGACCTGGACATCCATGATCGTCCAACTGCCGCGTTCGTTTGCCCGCGTCTAGGTGCTGACCGATACCGGGCGGGAGACTACCGGCTATGTTAACTCAAACGGCGAGTGGTTCATT